CTGAATGCAAGTGCTTGGTCAACTGAATTACTCCAGTTAATATCCAAAAGGTTAGTGACACGATACCACCCCAACACCGTAGACCCGTCATAAGTAGACCAATCAATAACGATATTATTCGTGTACGTTTGACCCCCTGCCGTGTCCGTGAATCGGTTGGTGTTACTAAAAGGATTGTTTGATGAAAGAACTAAAAAAGATGTTGCACGACCAACCTCCAAGTCTCCGTCATCTCCTGTTCTGTAAGACGTTGTTTGACCCGTCTTCATTAGCTTTGCACCAACAGATGCGGCAGGTGGAGGATTTGGAACTGTTACAACAACTGAACCGCCTGAAACTATCGAACCGCTTTCTATGTCAGTCCCGTTGGCATATTCTACTAAATAAGTTGCATCGGGTGCTGTTATATTTGCGCTCCCTTCTGCGTTAATAGAAGTTGTGCTAATAGTTGCACCCGCCGTTGTTTTTAACACCGCTGTGCTATCTAAAATAGACTGTGTGTCTGTTGCACTACTTGGGATAGTAAGACTGTAAAGAAGATTTCCTGAATCGTCCGTAATGTTAATAGTGGCGTCTGCACACTCAACCCTAGTAGCCAAACCGTCACAGGCGGTCATATCGTTAGGGATTAATACATCGAATGTAGCAGCCCAACCCGCTAAGAAGTTTTCAAACCTTTCTGTAAATGGCTCTAAACTTGGGTTGCCGTCTAGCTGATAATACTCTGAATATAAAGACCCCCTTCTTAAAACCTCTAAAAGTCTGTTAAGTACAGCCAACTGAGTATTTAATACATCGTGTTCGTTGTCGTTACCTAAGAAAGCATCCGTTATAGCATCGTTGGATTTATCTACTATATCCATTGCTAGAACAGTCATGTTAAACCGCCAAATGTTATTCTCTAACGTGGCGTTATTTACAATGATGTGACTAAGCGGGAATATAGTCTGCTTCTTAAGGTCAACTTCAAAGATGTCTCCGATTGTTACCGTGTTACACATCGGGTCAGTTAACAACTGGTCTTTAATGGCTGTGGTTATGTTGTAAAAACCCGTCATGGATAAACACGAATTTCAATGGAAGAGTCTGTTAAAACGGCATCTACCGCTGCGCCCGTATTGTCGTATGTCTCTATTTTAATAATGTTAGAATCCACCCTTGAAGCCGAAACCACATTATCCCCAAAGTTGCATATTAGTATAAATACTTTGTCAGCCGTCCATTCACCCGTGAGGGTTATATTATATACCCCTACACCGTCATAGCTGAAAGTCGGCGTTCCACTTAAAGTATTTTCAAACACATCAGCAGTAGGCGCATTAGTAGATGTCTGCGTAAGGTTAGCACAATACACTTTATATGGTCTCAGCTTACTAGCTGCTATCTTACGGCTCTTAAATGTGCCCGAATCGTCATAAGATACCTCTAGCAAGTCAGTACCCTGTAAACGTGTTAAAGGATGTGCAGTAAGGTCACTTATTTTGTAGTCCGCCATTTTCTAGTTTTTTTAAGAATAGTTTTAACTTCTTTACGTTCTCTTCCTTTGGTGTGTAAGTTCCTGTTTTTTTTCTTACTCTCATAAAAACCAACCTGTGTAATTGTTAATGTCTTTGTCTGGGTACATATCCCCGTTAGAGTTACTTAGATACTCAGGGAATGAACTAGAGTTATCACACATATAATCCTGGAACCTCTTAGTGTAATGCTGTGCGATATTTCTATACTTATCTACTAGCTTTTCTACTTCTTCAATGGTAGCTGTTTCGCTATTCTCCGAACCGTGTTTATACACCCCTTTATTAGCTACCGTATAATGCAAAAATGGTAACGCCTCTACCATAGCCCAATGGATAACCATAGGCTTAACATAAGTAGTAACTAGAGTTAGATAAACACCGCTTAAAGATGAGTTAACTATGTCGTTGTTAATCTTATTGAATAGATCAGTTCCTAAGTAATTCTGTATGTGAATGTCCTGGGCAACCTTAACCCATTGGATAAAATTATCCACGTCAACGTTACCGTTCATCGAAGTGAACTTAACTATATCTTCTCTTGAAACAAAAAGTGCCTGTGCCATTATCTAACGTCTGAAGGTAAATTAGGGTTATTAGGTGAAAAGCCTTTCAATGGCATATCGTTTGGCATCATTGAAACTTCTTTTTCGTTTACGGGGTTATAGCCAAACTTCCTAGCCTTTCCCGTGCTTGTTTCTGCTGTGTCTTTAGAGCCGATAGAAGCGTTTGCACGTGTGCTTACATAGGTACGTCTTACCCATTTGTGGTGACATCTCGCACCGCCTTTATATAGCCAAATAGAATAAGTGTCTGCACCGTTCTCACCAAACCCTGCGTTAACTATTTGGTTGCCCATTCGGATAATATCCTCTTTGCGGTAAACTTTGGATGCCCTCATCATTGACCTGCAAAAGTCCCTTTCAGGTGATGGATTGCCCGTGTATTGATAACGCACCTTAAAAAAGAAGCCGTCTATTTCTTGGTCTTGTGCAGACTTAGCGTTGGGTGAAGCTATACCCGTAGCAAATTCCCAAATCTTACTCAGTAGTGATTTGTGTGGTTTAAAGTGTTCTTTAATTTGGCGGTCTAGTTCGTCTTCTAGTTCGTAGTTAACTTCACGCTCATCTACTAACTCCCACCCTTCTAAGTCGTCTTCCTCACCATACTGAGCAATAATGCTTTCAATTCCCTGTTGTTTGCTTAACGCCGTTTCTTCTTGTACTTGTTCCTTTTCGTCTAAGTCTTCGAACAGATTAAGTCTTCTGAAGTACAAATCTAGTCTAACGTTGTTAATAGCTAAGATTTTATCAATAGCATCTATAATAGTTTCTTGGAAAGCCTTAATAACCGTGTTATGAAAGTATTTAGATGCCGTTTCAATCTCGTCAGCGTTACTAGAAAACCCTTGACCGTCGGGAGAAATACCTACAAGCATTGGAGACGTTACGTTATGACCTACTAGAATCTTATTTCTAGCCTCTTCGCTTAGGTACTGATAGTGTTCAGGGGCATCATTAAGCGGTATATCGTCAACAGTAGTTTTATTAGCATCAGAATCGTTGAAAGCAATGATTACTTTTTCGCCACTAGACCCCGTGAATTTCTTCATGGTCTTACTTACGATCAGTCTTTGCTGTTCAGGAGTAGGCACTCCGTTGTTAAAGTTTACAACCTTAGTACCGCTAAAGCCGTTCTGAACGTCATTTACTAAATAAGTAGCTATTTCTTCTTCTAATACGCAGTAATCTAACGCCCCTTCGTAATCTACTGAACAGAAATACTTGCGCCCTATTGAGTAGTTGCCGAAAACAAGCACCTCTAAAGGTGAACCACTACCGAAAACGGGTATTCTTTTAGGTGGGAACTTCTTTACGTCGTCCCAATTATCTGAATAGTAGTAGGCTTCAATCTCGCCTTTCTCGTTACACTTCTCAGGTCTAAGCAAGTCCATACGGATATGTTCGACTTTAGATACCTTAGAACCCGCTTTATTGTAGATTACTTGAAAAGCACCGCTACCCAAAAGTTTATAGTCTAGAATAACAGGTCTTAACACTTCAGGCGTAAACATAGACTTCATCTGAGCGTAGTCATTTGCCCGTCTTGCAGCATCTTTTGCGTATAGTCCACGCCCGTAAATTAACCTACAAATATTATTAGTAACAGCGTTGTGTGTTGCTGAGTTGCGGAAACGGTTTATTAACCATTCGTAATAACTGCCGCCTTCAGGTGTTGTGTAGTCTATCCATTCATTACGGTTATCCTCAACAACGTCTGGCTGAGTGTATTTAGATAGGTTTACCACGTGGATATTACTCATAAATAATGAAATCGTTGTTAGTTGAATTCTGAACGTACTCGCCGTTGTTTACTGAGTATGTCGAAATAGTTTGATTAGTACAGAAAGCCTTATCGTAATACACTACGTCATTACCGTTATATACTTTTACCGTGTATGTGTGACCTTCTACCGTGTCGAATGTTTCTGTTACGGTTAGGTAATGATCCAACTGACTAGGCGCAATAGCGTAAGTAAACACCTCGTTTGTCTGTTCGTCTTTTAATACAAGCGAATCAGCCGTATAAACACGGGGTATAAATTGTATAGTTTGGTCTGTTATGCTCTCTGTGAAGATAATCATGTTTATATAACTAAAAAGTTACGATTCTGTTTAATAAAAAAGGGTAGCCGTTATGACTACCCTTTTAAGCATAGTTATTGTTGATTATCTAATCTTAATAAAAGACTCAGCAAGTCTTTGTGCTGCCTTTTCAGTTTCCATATAAGCCTTAAACTTGGATTGACCTTCAGCATAGACTTTATTTGTGTTGGGGTCTACACCGAGTTCCTTTGCTTTTTTTCCAAAATCAACCAATAAATCAGCCATATCATTGCCCATTGATCGGGATAACTCACCCATTTTATATATAGCACTTATTGTATCCGATAATTCAGCCTTTAGTCTTTCTCCTCTTTTTTGCAATCCTTGTAGTTCGGCGAACATCTTTTCAAAGCCTTTATTGTATGCTGTTATATCTTCAACAATACCTAACTCTACTTTATCGGATTTTAAGCTAACCATCCGTTCAAATTTTTCCCACTCTGTCATATTATGAGTTTTAAAAGGGGGATTGCTCCCCCGTTAATTAATTAAGACTGAACAGTCCCGCTACCGTCTGTAATGTCAATACCCGCTGTTACAATTCCAGACTCAGTAGTTGCCTCAAAGAAGAACGCAGGGGCAGGTTCCATGCCCGTAAGCACCAAAGTGTAACCGTTAAGATCACCCATTGCAGCACCACTTGTTACAGTACCACCTGTTACATCCATTCCGAACTTAGCACCCGCCAAGAAGAAGTTACCGTTGTTGTCTTTAACGATCACTTTAGGGTTTCCATAAGACAAAAGTTTAATTTGCTTATGTGTCGTTACGTCTTGCTTCTTAAGTGTCAAGTTCAACACCTGCTCGAAGTAAGTTGTTCCGTTGTCTCTTGAACTTACGATGGTCTGCTCAAAAGATGAGTTGCCCTTAAGTTCATATTTGTATGCCATAGGAGAACCTGCGACAGATTCGATTGCATCCGTGTTTGTTGCATCGAAAGTCAAATCTGTATAATCCAAATCTGCTTCGTTGATGAAATACACGGCATCCAATCCACCCAAACTGTCTTTACACGGCTCAATCCTGCCAAGGCTAATATCACACGCCATTTGTTATGTTTTTAATGTTATATAAAAAGGGGAGGGACAGCCGAAACCTAAACCCTCCCCGACTTTTTAGTTAGTACCTAATTAAGATACAAGTGCGTTAGCGATACCGTAAGTAACGATGTCTTCAACGTTAGCATACTGAACACCCGCAGACATACGCATAACGATACGTACATTCTGAGAACCGTCAAGGTCTGCCATGTCGATAACTTTTACTTCGTTGTGGTCAGCCAAAAGACCTGTACCGAACCAAAGGTTGTCTTTAGTTGTTGCGATCATTACATCGTCAGACATACCCTGTGCCATTACTACTGGAATACCGTCGAAAGACAATGCAGAACCGTTGTACCACTGTGTACCGTTGTTACCAACACCCGCAGCACCAAGACCCGCAGAACCAAAACCACCCAATGCACGTACATACGCCTTCATAACGTTCTGAGCAACATAAATCTGAAGCCCGGGCTGTCCGTAAAGACGTGAAGGGATAGCATCAACTACCTTACCCAGTTCAGTGATAACGTTAGAAGCATCAACAGTAGTTCCTGTTACTTCCTGTGCAGCTACAAGGTTAGCATCGTTAGCCAACAAAGTTTCGAATCCGTCGAATTCTCCTGTGTTGTTTTCGTCACCTGACCAGATGTTAGTTTCAATCTTAGCAGCAACCTTAGCAGCTACATGACCGATAAGGAAGTCAGCGAAAGACTTTGGAAGAGTGTCATGAGAAGAATATCCCATAGAGATAGCATCCCAGTCAGATTCAAAGTCCTTCTTACACAACTGAAGATTAACTTGAAGTTCTTTCGGCTCAAGGATTCTTTCAGTAAGAGTGATAGTAGAAGTGGCAGTAAAATCACAAGACTCATCTTTCAGGATGTCGTTAACTGAAAGTTTCTTTACTACCTGCTTGTACTTAATGTTAGGCTTAACTTCTACAAGTCCTGCCTCGATTGTGTTAGCTGTAAGGAGTGCAGCGGCTACATATTTACCTGCAAACTCACCAGCATAAGTTGTTGTAATTGATGTTGTTGTTGCCATTTTTATTTTGATAGTTTAGCAAAAACACGATCCAAAGCGGATTCCTGTTTTTTAGTTGAAAATTTAAATACTTCTTTTTGTGCTACTGGCTCAGGGTTGTGAACGATAGGCTCAGCAGCGGGTTCATCTGAAGAAAGTTCCACTTCGTCTTTAGGCTGAAGTGCAGCTAGTTCCGCTTTCAGCTTTTCGATTTCGTTTGCTTGTTCTTCGATTTTTGAAAACACCGTTTCCTTAACGATGCTTTCGATTGTGCGCTTAGGCTGTGGTGCAGTAGGCTCGGACATTTCAGCAGGAACTTCAGCAACAGGCTCTTCTTCCGTTGGCTCTTCCGCTGCTGCTTCTCTGATTTCTCCGATAATACCTTCTTCAACCACTACCAAAACACTTCCGTCTGCAAGTTCGTATTCTCCGACAGGCAAAGCAATCTGAGCATCTTCAGTAACCACGAAAACAGGCTGACCAACCTCAAAAACTTCAGCTTCGATAGTTGTCACCCCGTCAGGTAGTACTTGTTGCTCCAATTTCACTTCGATAGCCTTCAATCCGATTTTGCGCAGGATTTCGTTTGCTTGTTCGATAATGTTCATAAAGAATTTAATTGGTTATC